CACTGTTCACCCACGCATTGAGCGACGACAGGCCACCAGCGAGTGCGCCGGCGACGCCACCGGCCCCGGCGGCCATGGCGGACCAGACGCCGGAGACGATCCCACCGAGGTCCTGGAACACCGCCCAGATGTTCCGTGCACTGTCGGCGATGCCCTGGAACTTCGCGGTGAGGTCACCGGAGGCGAAACCAGCCACCATCTTCTCCGACCAGGCGGTGGCTGCAGCATTGATGCTGGCGGTCATCTGCTCCAGCACGGGGCCAGCTGCCGCGCCGACGGAGATGATGCCGGGGACGAGAGCAGCGACGCCGGCGACGAGGTTGCTCATCGCAGTCGACCCGGACTGCACCAGCGCGGAAAATGCGGTCAGTCCGGTGCCGGAGGATACGAAGGTGACGACGCCGGCGGCGGCCTTGCCCATGTCCGCTGCGAGGCCGGAGATCGCTGCCCGGAGCGGCTCGACGGTGGCGGACAGGCTGCCGATGTTCGAGAAGTTCTCCCAGAAGCCCTGCTGCACCTCATCGGAGAGGTCGGAGAACTGATCCTTCAGGCCACGGATGGCCATCGCCCCGTCCTGCGCCGCCGGGGGCAGTTCGGCGAGTGCTTCGGAGAGGGCTTCGGGGTCGGCGGCGTTGATGGCGTCGCCCATCCCGGACAGGCTCATTTTCAGGGCGGCGAACGCGACCCCGGCGCCGGCGATGGCCGGCACCGCCATAGCTGCGGTGAGACCGACCAAAGGCGCCAGAGCGGCGTAGGCGGCGGACCCGACAGCAGCAATGGGGGCTGCCAGACCAGCGACCGCGACAGTGGCGGTGCCGGCGACCGCGAGGAGCTTGGCGATGCTGAACCCAAAGGACACAATGCCGCCGTTGGCGATCCTCGTGGCAATGCCGAGACCGGTCACCGCTGCGGTCGCGGCTGCGACTCCGGCGGCGTGGATGTTCATCCGCACGTCAATGTCTCCGGCGGCCTTCTGCGCTGCGGCGACCGCGACACGGGCTGCGCCGATCAGCTTCGACCCGTCAACACCGGCCTCCACATCAATCTTCCCGGCCAGACGCTGAGCAGCTGCGACCGCCCGTCGAGTCGCGGCAGTTAGATAGGAGGCGTCAACGTCCAGCGCGACATCGAGTTCCCCGAGGGACGCCTCGGCAGACGCCATCGCCGCCTTGAGCTCCGCCCCGAGCTTCGACGTGCGCACATTGAAGTCGACGCCGACCTCGCCAGCAGCAGCCTGAGCTGACTCCACCGCACGCCGCGTCGCCGCCGTCAGCGTAGACGCATCAACATCTGTTTTGACCTGCAGTGACTTTGCCGCTGACTCCGCCTCACGGACAGCCTTCGACACCGATGAAGCAAGACCACGGGAGTCGGCGACGACGGGGATCTTCAGCTTGAACGAGCGCTCAACCCGGTCGAGCGCCTTCTTCAGATCCTCCCGGAACCGGCGAGTGTCCGGCCAGACCCGGATACTGACCTTGCCAGCCTCCACGCGCTCCTCCTGCCACTACGGGGCGACATCGACCCGGCCGCCCGCTTTCTGTGCTGATCGTCGCAGGCGGTCAAGATTCTGGTCCGCTTTGCGACGCTTCCGGACAACCTGCCCCGGGGTCTGCTCCCACTCCCGGAACTCGGCTTTCTTCCCGCCCTTCTTCCGCTTCGCGTTGATGTAGTTCACCCGGATCGCCTCGAGCTCGTTCCGGGTGTCCAGCAGCAGCCACATCAGATCGGACCAGGCGGGACGCTTCTCACCCATCAGCCGCCCGTGAAAGCGGGACGAGGTCGGCAGCCCGTAGATCAGCAGCAGAGCTTCCTTCGGGTGGTACTCCTCCACGACCTGCACCAGGCGTAGGTGGTAGTGCTCGGCGAAGTCCGGGACGAGCGCCGTCCCGAACAGTTCGAGCAGGTCGTGGAGGTGCGTCAGTTTCCCAGGTCGTCCGACAGCTTGCTGAAGGCGGCCATGAGCGCGTTCTCGCCGGACTCCTGGGCGATGAGCCATGCAGTCATGGCCTCACGGTCAGCAGCACGGTCGAGGACGAGATCCTGGATCTTCTGGAACATGTCGTCGATCTCCCCAATGGAGTCAACGACCTGCTCCTCCGGCACCTCACCATCAGCGTTCTTGATGGCTTCCGGGAGGATCTTCTCCAGCTCCGCGAGCTGACGCTTGACGTGGAACCGGGCGGCCGGAAGCTGACCCTTCAGGGACCGGAACCCCGGCATCGTGGTCAGGTCCACCCCGTCAGCCTCATCCGTGACAGTCTGCTCAGGCAGGACACCGTCGAGCGCCGGGGCATCGTCGACGACAGCGCCGTCGGGAGCCGTCGGCGGCTCGTACGGTTCGGCAGTGGCAACGACGGACGCCGCATGCTGTCCAGCCGCGGCAGTGACATCGTCAGGGACAGGTCCGGGTTCAGGTGCAGTCATGATGCTCCAATCAAAAGTGGGTGTGACCAGTGCACTATGCACCAGCCACACCCACCATCGAGTGGTCCGCGACAGTCAGGCAGTCGGGAAACGGTCATCCCCGGGATACTGCTGCACCCCGGGGAACGTCATTCCCCCTCGGCGTCCGACCCACCGGCAGCAGCCAGGGAAGCAGTGGTGACCGACATCTTCCGCATGCTGGACTTCCCACCGTCCTCCACGAGAGTCGACAGGACCGTCCACTTCACCGGCAGGCCGAGGAACTCCTCCATGTCCGGCTCGATGCCACCCTCCGGAGACGAGGACACCTTGTAGTAGGAGATGCCGAGCGGCTCGTTTCCGTCGATGATGACGACGAGCATTGCCACCTCGGTGGACGAGTACACCGCCGGGGCGTGCCACTGGCCCTTGCCGGCGTCGAGGACGCCGGGCCCGAACCGATGCGTCAGCGGCTTCTCCGACCACTGGATCGGGGTGACCGTGATCGTCTCCGTGATGGTGGTCTTCGTGGTGCGCAGAGACGGGTTCTCCCACGCGCCCTTCACCTCGCCACCGTCAGTATCAGCGTCGATCGTCGGCAGGTCCTCGGTGGACGTGTAACCCAGCGGCACGAATGCCCCGAGCGGGCCGGTAGCGCCAGCGGTGACCCAGGCCTTCAGTTCGTCCGCGGTCGGCGGGAGGGTGCCGACCGGGGCGATCAGGACACCACCCCGGCCGGGAATGAACACCGCATCATCGCGGTAGATTTCGTCAGCCATGTCAGGCTCCTCTCCTCACGATCAGTGAGAATGTCTGTGCCAGGGTCTCCGCCCCGGTCGGATTGTGCGGCGACAGGCGGACCGGCTCGCTGTCACACCTGACGCTAGAGAACCGCACGTCATCGAACCCGGTGAGCGACAGGACAGCATCCCCAACCAGATCCGCCTCATCGGCAGCCGCATCGAAGTCCGGGCCGGTGGTGGTTAGAGACACCGTCACATCGAACGCCCACCGTGCCCCCGGCAGTGTCCCGGCAGCCCGGACCGTCGGCACCGACACGACGGTGACCGTCTGGTCCGGCGTGTACTCGGCATCCCGGTCGAGAAGGATCTGCGAGCCCGGCAGTGCCGCGGCGACAGCGTCACGCACCACCAGCGCAGGGTCGATCCTGCGGTGCCTCGGCTGGATAGTCACAGGTGCACTCCCTTCGCCGCACCGACGAGGTTGAACTGCCCGGGAACCCACTTCCCGAGGGTTCCGTCACGCTTCTCGGCGAAGTGCCCGAACTCCAGGGCCACCGCAGCAGGGTGCTCGGTGTACACCTCACGGTCGAACCGGCCCACTTTCCCCGACCGGAAACTGCTGGAGAACTCACCGGTGCGGTGTCTGGTCGATGCGGACGCCGACGCGGCCGCGAGGACCGCGGCAGCGCCCTCGGCCACCTTCGCCTGCACCTGCGGCAGTCCGGCGACCATCTTGTTCAGGTTCGCCTTCACCGTTGCCATCAGTCCCTCACTCCCCTCTTCACACCGGCCTGCCGGAGACGCACCACATCTCGAGCAGTCGCACGAGAACCGCGATGCCGCTTCGGCTCGCCCACCACGTTGTAGAGGACACCGTCGCCGTCGATCACCTGCGAGAGGTCGTCTCCGGGGAAGCGGCGGCAGATCAGTGTCCTCAATGACAGCACACCCGTCTCGCCGGCAGCGGCGGCCGTGGTGATGTCATCAGTGCTGGACTCCTGCAGTCGACCGTCACACCGCACCCGGCCGATCTCGGTGGGCACCAGGCGACCACGCTCACCGGGTCGGTTCTCCCGAAGGATCACCACGAGCTGGTGGGTGGACCCGGTCCGGTTGATCAGGCTCACAGGACATCATCCCCCCACCAGGGGAACCCGAACTCCGACCCGTCCGGCACGTACCGGGTGCCAATCGGCTTCACATCAGACCGGCGAGTCCCGATCGTGCCGATGCCCTTCGGCCGCTGCGACACGCGCCACTCCTGCAGCGTGCGGATCTCGTTCGGGGTGAAGATGTCCGCCTTCGTCACCGTCGCGTCGAGACCATAGCTGTAGTCTCCGGAAGACTCTCGAGTGAACCGGTCGGGGTTGGTGTACAGGCGCCGGGCGGCCAGGGCCAACACCGCGGTGGCGCCCGGCGGCACGTCGAGCGGATCCGACCAGTGTCGGCGCGTGATATCCAGAGCCGCCGCCGAAACCATCTCGATCACCCACGTGGCGAGCCCCTCATCAAGCGGCCCGGCGTCCGAGGACAGGGACCGTTCAAGATCCACCGGGTCAATCAACCTCACACGGTCAGCCACGGGGACCTCCTGGGAACACGGAAAATGGCCTTCTATCAGTACTGATACTGACATCAGGCCATCTCCTGTGACTGAACCGCGACACTAGCTGGCGGCGGCGAGCGCCTTGAGCTTCGTCACCTCAGCCTCGGTGAACTGGGTGGGGCCGGCCGGACCGGTGTCGCCCTTGTCGCCCTTGTCGCCCTTGGCTCCGGCAGCACCGGTGGCACCCTTTTCGCCCTTCGGCCCCTGCGGACCAGGCGTCAGCTCGATGCCCGCGATACCTTCCTCGATGTGGTTCAGGCGGTCGGCGGACACCGGGGTGCCACCGTCCTTACCGTTCTTCCACGTCTGCTTCTCGTACGCCATGCCCTACTCCTCTCTACTCCCCAGGGAAGACGTTCTCGCCAGGGAAAACGCCATCACCGGGGTTCGTCAGTTTCCCTCGGCCCCACCGTCAGCGGCCGGGGCCTTCTCCTCAAACCCAGCGGTACCGGTCAGCTTCACGATGCGCTGCGCATCGAGAACCTGAGCACCGGCGAACGTGTCGACCACAGCCCGGTCGGTGAGAATGTTCGGGTCGTAGTCCTGCAGGTACCGCATGGTGAACCCGTCAGACGACGCCGTCCCGGAGAACGACGCACCCCGCGGAGTCGCGGTCGTACGGGTGACGAGGGTGACCGCGTCACGCTGCACCGCGTACGCCGCGAGCGGGTCGATGGTGTAGTCCGCCACGATGTTGAAGCCGTACAGGCTACCGAGGGTCGCACGGCGCAGCTGGTCAGCCGAGCCGGACTCGTTGACCTTGTTCAGGAGGTCCTGCGACAGCAGGGCCGCCTCCCAGCCGGAGCCGACAACGAGCGTGCGGCCGTCCATCGGGACACCACGCTCGGCGAACAGCTGGTGCGCGGCGCGGATGGCGCGCAGCACGGTGCTGTTGTCGGTAGCGGTGAGGTTCTCGGGCTTCACGGTGGCCTTCACACCGTAGCCGGCGAACTCGACCTTCGCCTCACGCAGAGCGTTGATGTCCGTGTAGGTCTTCCCGTCGACGCCGATGAGAGCGCCCTTCGCGGCCTTGTCCACGGCGGTGAGACCGGCCGGGACGGAGGCGAACGCGTCCGCGACGATGCCGTTGATCGCCTCGGCGACGGACTCCGCCATCGGGGCGACGACCTGCCGCTCGATGTCGGTCAGGGTGAAGGTCTGGAAATCATCCGGGAGCTTCACCGCGTTGTACACCTGGTCAGAGATGTTGACGTGGGTGTACGGCTCCAGCAGGTTGCTGTAGCTGATCGCGTTCTCGTTCTTGCGGTCGGCGGCGGTGTACTTCCGCGCCTTCTCGATCAGGATCGGACGCTTCACCGTGACAGTCGCGCCACGGCCGGCGACGAACTCCTTGGAGAAGTCCTGGTTCACGATCCGGGCCAGGGTGGACTTGTACTTCAGGGCAGCCAGCGTGGACGTGGCAACCTGCTCGGGGGTGTACAGGAGGTGCTGCGGTGCAGCCATAGCTCCCTACCTTTCGTAGATTCGGGCGCCGATCTTTCCCAGATCGGTCTCACTGTCAGGGGTTGCCCGGAAACCTCCCTGACGATCACCCGTAGCCGGCGGTGCGCCGGGGATACGAGCCTTCCTCCCGACCAGACCCAGCAGAGTCTCCGCATCCCGCGTCAGCTCCTCCGCAGTCGAACCCTGCAGACGCATCGCGAGGTCGAGTGGCAGGCCGGTCTGCGCAGCCACGTCATACTTCGCAAGCTTCAGCTCAGCAGTCGTCGCCCGCTCACGCAGACCCTTCGACTCCCGGTTCTTCTTCCGGAGCTTCTTCAGCAGATCCTTCGTCCCCTCAGACTCGGCGACAACATCATCGTCGTCATCCTCATCGTCGGCGGACTCCTCTGCCCCGTCGCCCTCCACAGCCTTCAGAGCAGCGTCGACCTCATCAGGGGTCGGCTGCTCACCAGCCGTGTCGGACTCGGTGGTCTCATCGGCACCGTCAGGCTGGGTCGGCTCCTCGGCCTGGCCCTGCTCGTCGGTGGTCTCGTCAGTCTGATTCTCAGGCATGTTTCCTCTTCGCTCCGTGGCGTCGTGGGGATGATTCACGGGCACCTGGCCCGTCTGCCTCACAGTTCAGCAGCCCGCTTCCGGTACCGGTCGATCCGCGACAGCAACGCCCGGTGCTCCTGCGCCAGAGCCATCACCGCAATGTCGTCATCCGACTGGCCCGCCTGCTTCAGCGTTGCGATCTCCTCCGCCACACCGTTCGCCCGCTTCTCCAGCTCGTCCGCGTACTCGAGGTACCGGGCAGCATCCCAGTCACCCACGGTCGCGTTCGGCTTCTGCTTCCGCTCCGACGCCTTCGCCGGCTTCGGCCGCTTCCTCCGCCCCGTCGACTGCCCGTGCACCGGCGCCGGACGCCGCTTCCCATCCAGCGGCCCGTCATAGTTCTCCGGCAACGTCCCCGACTCCCGCCACCGCTGCCACGCCAGCCACGG